CCGATCTGAGTGGTATTTCATTTCAACTTCGATAGTCAGTTGCACCTTGGACAGGTACATACGTGTCACTTGCCCTCGCCCGCTGTCGCTCGCTCGGCTCTGCGAGGCTGTGTTAGCTTGGTTCTGTGAAGCTATGCACATTGTACTTGTGTTAGTGTGAGCTTGTGGTTGACTGCTGTACAATAAAAATGCCACCCACGTTACGAACATCCGTTCTGTAACTAGAGTGGCAATATATCATTTACAAGTGGTACATTAAAGCGGTCTGCAATTTACCAACATACTAGTTAGCGTATCTTTCAACGTTGCTTTCTAACTGTATACATTAATGTTAGCACTTGGTGATATCTTAATATGAAAGTGAAGCAAGCACTGCTTCTTTGCACAACATGTCTTTAAATCTTAGACATCCTTTTTCAAAATAAAATCTTAGGTTAGTTAGAATTAAGTCATTCTTTTTTAACATCACATAGTTAATATTGTGGTCATCAGTTGTGACTGTTATTTTGATTGGACATGAGTTATCCGGTTTATCATCACAAAATATAATACCAGAGTCAGCATATTCCTTAATGCCATACATTCTATCCTTGTATTTAAGTGTGAACACATATCTTCCCCTGCCACTCGGCTTATCAATAAAAGCTTTGCTGTCATTAAGGTATACGCCTTGACTAGAATATGCAACATATTTGTCACTTGAGAAAGCTTTGTTGAAACCACTTTGTTTTTGTGCAATGGATGCGGTGTCAATGAAGCCTTGTTCTAGTACGAAACCATTTCCCCTGAGGAAATTTGTATCTTCTTTTAATCTAGCAGATATACCCATAGCTGTATAATATGGGTTAATAATAGATACAGTGTTACCGCACATGTAAACAGGCACATATCTAATTTGTTTTCCCTGACCTCTTGCAACGCTTGTGTGTACACTTAAAAACTTCTTGATTTCATCTGTGCAGTAGTGATTAGTTTCACTCTGGAATTCATCAAACATCATTTGTTGAACATCGGAAAAAAGGTGACTGTATCGCTTTAATGCATCAGCATTATTAAGTGAGAACGCATAACCACACGGTTCTTCGTTCAAGTAGAGTTCATGAAAGATGCCAGATGCACGTCTTTTGCTTGTCATTTCATATCCTCTAAAGAAAAGTGAGCCAATGTCCTTAAAGAATTTGTCTGCTATTTCGTCAAGTTCGTAATTATATCTGTATACAAGTGCGAACTTTTCGCCTCTTTTTAGAAATCTATTGACTAACAGCCTGCTAAAATAAGTTGTCTTTCCACCTGTTCTATTAGTTGTCACCATATAAATTTCTGGCTTGTTACCATTAATATCAAGCATGCTCAAAAGCTTTGTTCCATCATAGTATTTATTCATTGTGTATGTCACCTACTTTCTCTATATATTGTATCATACTTCTTGACAAAAAGCAATATATAGTGTATAATATTTCAGATGAAAAGGTGGTGAAAAGAATGGATGTAAATGCTATTTTACAAGCAGTAGGTACGTTGGGTTTTCCAATCGTATGTGCAGTAGCTATGGCTTGGTATGTCAAGTATATGACAGACCGAAACAGAGAAGATATTGACAAACTTAACACACAGCATCAGCAGGAAATGAAAGAAGTAACGACCGCATTAAACAATAACACATTGGCACTTCAGAAACTGTCAGATGTTATCAGTAGAGAGGATGGACACTAGTATGACAGCAGTAATTCTCAACTCAAAAGGCGCTCATGTAGTAGCACTGCAAGCTATCTTACGTTCGCAGGGTTTCATTGGACAAAATGGAAAACCACTTTCAATCGATGGCAACGCAGGCAACAACACAATATTTGCCATCAATTCATATCAGAGCATGATGCGGGCATATGGAATTGATTGTGGTACAAATGGTCACAATGATTCTTCCTGTGGCTCAAAAATGTGGGAGTCATTGTTAGGTGGTGATTGCTAATGGCTTTTACACCTAGACTTACATCAGCAGGCATGCAAGGCTCTAAATACTGGTACAGCGATAACCCATTTTATCAAGCAAATCTTGGCCCACAGCAGACAGGTGGCAACTGTACATGGTATGCATGGGGCAGATTTTATGAGATTATCGGGCGTTATCCGTACGGATTGTCAACTTCAAATGCAACAAATTGGTACGCACGTACAACAGGTTTTTCAAAAGGAAAAGAGCCAAAACTTGGCGCTATTGCTTGTTATGGCTACAATAGCGGAGGCGCAGGACATGTTGCAGTTGTTGAACAAATAACATCAGATGGTATTGTAACGTCAAATAGCGGTTGGTCGTCTGGAAAGTATTTTTGGACTGAAAAAGCAAAAAAGAGTAACGGATATTGCCCAGACTGGATGAATGGCTACTTACAAGGATTCATCTATGCAGATGTTGATACTGGAACAGCGCCAGATCCAACACAATTGCATTGGCAATCTATTCCAGATTGGCTAGATAGCTACACATCAGAGAAATCAGCAAACAACGCTTATTGTGTTGCAAGCTATTTACTTGCAAAAGGTTGGTCATTAAATGGTGTTTGTGCGTTGCTTGGTAACGCTACAATGGAGTCTTTTATTAGCGCAGACTTGTATGAAAAAGGCGTTGCAGAAGATGAAAGGGGCTATGGGTTAGTTCAGTGGACGCCCGCAGTTGAAACCATTATTCCATATTTAAATCAGAACTTTCCAGACTGGCAAACAAATCTGGATACAAATGGATACGGACAATGTCAGAGATTGGATGATGAACGCCATAATAATCCGCAGGAGTGGTATCCAAACTTCCCATCAGTGCCGACAGAGTACAGAACTTATCAGACAATGGATGCTTTTTGTACTGCAACAGATGACGTTGGGCACATGGCAAAATGCTTTTTGTACTGCTATGAAAGACCTGCGGATCCATTAGCAACCGTTGAAAAACGTGCAGAGTACGCGAGATACTACTTTAATTTGTTACAGGGCTTTAATCCATCTTTACCAACAGGTAAAGGAATTAAGCGCAGAATGCCGATATGGATGTATCCAAAACTAAGAAAGAGGTGGTAACGTGAAACAGACAACAAAAGATGCATTATTAGCATTTGTTGGAGATAGGACAGATGATGAAGCTATCAGCATTTTAGAAACAATCAACGATGACGGTATTGATGATGGTGAGGACTGGCACCAGAAATACGTTGATAATGACAAGGAATGGCGAGAAAGATATACAGCCAGATTCAAAGAGGGCGGCACACCTCAGTCAATACTGACACCTGAGCCAGAGCCAGACCCCGAAGATGAGATGAAAAAGTTAACTATTGATACCGTTTTATACGGAGATAATAAATAAAGGAGTGATTTTTATATGCCAACTAAACCGAGGATTACGACTAACACAAATATTTCTGCCGACGTTGTAAATGCAATTAAAAACAGTGCGTCAAACAACTATCGTGAGAATGTTCCTTACGCAACACCAGACGCAGACTCGCTTCGCGGTATTGGTGCTATCTTAATGAATAACCCTGCATTAATGAACGAGTTCATCAACACGCTTGTCAACAGGATTGCCTTTGCGAGAATTGCCAGCAGAATGTACACCAACCCGTTAAGAACATTGAAAAAAGGTGTCATTGACACAGGTGAAACGATTGAGGATATTTTTGTAAATATTGCGAATGTTTTCCAGTATGAAGAAGTTAGAGGTTCTGACAACGGAGCGGGTAATGCATTTAAGAGATTTGACAGTGATGTAAGAGTTGCTTTCTATGTCATGAATTCACAGCTGACTTATCCTGTGACAGTTAATCGAGCTATGCTTAAAAACGCTTTCAACTCTTGGGCCGGTATGGATGAACTTGTCAGCGGTATCATTCAGTCGATTTACAGTGCGGCGGCTTATGATGAATTCAATATTACGAAATATCTGATTGGTCAGCACATCTTAAAAGGAAAACTTACTTACTACACATTCACAGGTGGACGTTATCTTGAGGCGGCTACACAGCTTAGAAAAGCGTCAAACGATATGTCATTTATGACAGACAAGCTTTCTATCGCAGGCGTTAAGACTTTCACAGAAAATGACAGAAAAGTTATTCTTATCAACACCAATTATGACGCAAACATTGACACAAATGTTCTCGCAGGTGCATTCAATCTTCCTTATGCCGATTATCTTAACAGAAGAATCCTTATTGATTCACTTGGTACACTGGATGTCGAGAGACTCAACAAGATTTTTGCAAATGACCCAACATATGAAGAACCGTCCACTGATGACATGACTTTCCTCGATAACGTTGCGGGTGTTGTATTGGATGAGGATTTTGTTCAGATTTATGACAACGTTTTTGAAATGCGGGATATGCCGAACCCTATTTCACTTGACCACAACTATTTCTTGCATATGTGGCAGACTTATGCTGTGTCACCTTTTGCAAATGTAGTTTGTTGTATTCCGGCTGAATCTGTGCCTACACAGACAGCTGATAACACAACAATTACACCGACTGCACTTGCTGTTACTGGTAAGCTTGGTAAAGACGGCACAGCAACTGGAATTCTCACAGCAACAGTTTCAACAGTAACTGGTGGTACAGAGACAGTCAAGTGGACTAAAACAGGTGGCATAGCAACTGGCACTGTTGCTTCAAACGGCGTTTGGACAGCAGAAACAGCAGGTACATTAAAAGCAAAAGCTAGCATCGGTACCATTGAATCCGCTGATGTAACAATTACAATTTCTTAATAAGGTGGTGTCTTAATGAGCTATATCGCACCAGATACAGACATATATTTGCTTGCTAATGTTGAATGTGATAAAAGTTACGACAATGTTAAATATTTTGCAACTAAAAATGCACAGTATACTTATATGTCCGGTAGAATCGTTAAGTCATTTACTAACCAGAGTTACGGACGTGTCAATAAAGGCACGTTCCGTCTCTTCTGTAAAGCAGATGACGTTTATCAATGCAACTATTTAATGTTTCAGAATACAGCTTTTGGAAACAAGTGGTTTTACGCTTTTATTAACAGCATTGAGTATGTTTCAAATAACACTTGTGAAGTGAGGTTTACTATTGACTTGTTTCAAACTTGGTTTTTAGATTGTACAGTTGGGCAATGCTTTGTAGAGCGTGAACACGTTACTGATGATAGTATAGGGGCACACACTTTAAACGAGGATGTGCCTACAGGTGAAATGATTACAGCAATCGAAGAACAGTTGACAGAGTTTTCAAAACAGTACACTTACGGCGTAGAAATCTGTATCAGTGATGCGCAGTTAAGTGGCATTGCTAATCAGCCAAAATGGTTTGATAAGTCTGTTTTAAGTGGTATTTTTCAAGGTTCAAAGATTGGTACAACAGATAACAGCGATGACTTATTAACGTTTCTGAACAATGTCATTTCATCGGGCTATCAGTCAACAATTATACAGATTTTCACAATTCCAAAAATACTTGCCCCGTCTGGCACGGACTCAAGAGTACGGACAACAAGAGAGTTACCTGCTTTGCCAACAAAATTTGGTAATTATACACCTCTAAATAACAGGCTGTATTCTTCACCTTTTGTAGATTATGTTGTTTATGCTCCAACTGGTGACAAGATGGTTTTACATCCAGAATTGTTCAGTGATTATGAACACAGGGTATTAACTTTTTCTGGTAACCAGAGTGTGACACCTCAGGTAATGTGTAATCCCACGAATTATAAAATTACAGGCGGTACAAATAAGACTGAGGGATACACACTTAATTACGGTATAAAAGGTTCATTTTTATATGATGCTTATCAAGCTGAGATTGCGTCATACGGTGTTGGCAATATAGGCGGAAACATTCTTAAATGGGCACCACGACTTCTCTCAAGCGCAGGAAGTGCGGCTCAAAGTATATATCCTGTTATCGGTGCAGAAAAATTAACATATGGTAATGTTTCGTCTGCTTTATCTGGTGTTGGCAATATCGTTGGCACTGTTGGTGACGTTCTGAAAGAAACACATGACACATCAGAATTAAGTGGCGCTTCTGGTGGTTCTGTTCTTTGGTCACAACAGATATTGGACACATTTGTACAGGTTCGTCAAGTAAGAGAAGAGTACGCTATAATAGCCGATAACTTTTTTAGCATGTTTGGATATAAAGTATGTAGATTAAAAGTCCCAAACATTTCCAATAGACCGTCTTGGAATTTTGTGAAATGTTCTACTGTTGCTATAACAGGTGCAATACCTGCTGAAGCAGAAGAACTAATCATGAGTGTTCTGAAAAAAGGTGTAACGTTCTGGAAAACAAGTTTTGGCAATTACACTGCAAATAATAAATAAGGTGGTGATTAAAATGGGGAGAAGTAGAAGTAAGCGAAGATTTTTTCAAAGAGTATATTCTTCTGGTGTACAATATAATCATTGGTTGATGAAGTTTGCTAGTAATGCTGTTGCGTCATATCGTGTAGAGGGATTACCCAAAGAAATAGATTCAAGATGGTTAGCACTAAAGCTTTTTGAGCTTGGTTCTATTGCTTTCTTTTACGATTCGGATGCTAGTGAGTATGCTTGTATGCAGTATTCGTGTCTTGGCACATATGACTGTTATGGAAATCCAACAAAAATACGTGTTTGGAATCCTTGGACAGGATATCAGAGGGAGCTAAACAAGGGCGAATTTGTTATCATTTGGGACAACATGCTTAGAACAAATATGTACAATGCTTACATTGAATTGGCGTATAGATTGTGGAGAATTGACGGAACAATAGACACAAACTGTGTAGCGCAGAAAACGCCCGTTATTGTTCAGTGTTCGGAGAATGAACGATTGACGTTTAAAAATCTTATTGCGAATGTTGACGCAGATAATCCGTACTTAGCAGTTGGCGATAATTTGTCATTAAAAGATATTAAAGCATTACAGCTTGGCGCACCATTGGTAGCACCTCAGTTGATGGAAGTACAGCAGACACTTTACAACAGAGGAAACGCACTGCTTGGCATCACATCTGTTATTGTACAAAAAAAAGAAAGAATGGTGAAATCCGAAGTAGACACAGCTAATGCTGATGCTCTTGCTAACAGACGCTCAAGAACGATGGCCAGAGATTACGCAAGTGAACAGATTAAAGAAAGGTTTGGTCTTGACGTAACATGGGTTTTTGATGAGGGTGACGAGCCTGACAAGGAAACAGATGAGGGAAACCAAGAAGAATTTATTAGTGGCATGAAAGTAGCTAGTTTAGGCACTTCTGTTATAGAGAGGTGATAACATGAGTAGATACACAACAGAAGTAAGATATATCTGTGAATCACTTGCAGGTCTTGACAAGTCGGTTGGCTATTCAAATGTTAATGAAGTCATTGAAAAGTCAAGAAACAGAATCTTTCCGCCTTTTGAATTGTTTGACGAAAGTTATAGGTCTGTACTTGAGACAAAGATACTTAAACATTTTTATACCAGAGAAATTGGGTGCGAAACGTTCGGGCTGTGGCAGTTAAGACTTGATGCTAAACTATCAGTGATTATGCCATATTACAACAAGCTTTATAAAGCGATTAACATTGATATCCCTGTTATTGATAACGTTGATATGAACGTTGAGCATAATATTGGCAGGAATGCCGACACAAAAGTTAATGATAACACAGACATTGTGGCAAATTCTAGCACAACAACAAACACAACAGCTAGTGCAAAGATTAGACACAGTGATACACCACAGGGAAGTTTAGAGGATCTTGAGGCTAATGAATATATGAGTGATGCAACGCTTAGTGATACAACACAAGCTGTAAACAGCAACACGAATAGCACTAGCAACAGTAAGAGCAACAGTGACATAAATGCAAAGAGTACAGAAGAGTATGCAGAACATAGATGGGGGAAAGATGGCACGATAACTTATATTAGTATGGTGAATGAGTACATCGAAAAGATGAAAAACATTGACGCTATGCTGATTCGTGAACTTGAGGACTTATTTATGCAAATATGGGATATATGGGAGTGATTCAATATGAGTTTTAAGCCTAGAAATTTTAGAGAGTGGTGTAACCACACTATTCCTGTTTTACCACAGGTTTATGGGGATGAATTAAGTTATTATGAGCTTTTGAATAAGGTTGTTGAAAAACTTAATGAAATGGGTATTACAGTCAATGAATTGATTGACTATGTTAATAACTATTTTGATTCTCTTGACGTACAAAAAATGATTGATGATAAACTTGATGAAATGGCGCAGGATGGAACACTTGCCGACTTGATTAATAAGCTTTTATTTTCGAATTTAAACAAAAAAATAGAAACTGTCATTAATGTAAAAGAAAATGGTTGCGATAACACTGGCTTAACAGATTGTTCTGCAATTCTAAACACTTTAATTGATGTTAATTCGCCTGCAACATTTTATTTTCCCAAAGGAAATTATCTTGTCAATGCTACTATTTCAATTAACAAGTCATGTAAAATTTTGTTTGAAAGTGGTGCTTTAATCAATGTTTCTGAAAACATTGACACACTTTTTAACGCATGTGAAACGTACAATAATTACAGTAGTGTTTTTGAATACCCTACTTTGATATTAGATAATATCAACGTTAAATCAAATGGAAATGTAAAAACTGTCATTAAAATGGGATTTACCTATAACTCGTCTATTGTAAATACAAAAATAAAAGGATTCACAGATACAGCGGTTTTAATTGAAAATGGCGCAAGATGTAATATAAGCAATTCGTTGTTTTGGGGAATTAACAACAACTCTAAATGTGGTTACATGTGTACTGGATACGACAACGTGTTAGATAGTGTTACAGTTGTAAATTGTGCAATCGGATTTGTTTCTCAAAATGATAACCTTATTGGCTGTACAGCTTGGATTGATGAACACGGATTATATAAAAATTCAATCGCATTCTATAACGGCAGTTACTCGTCATATTCTGAATGCATAAGTGATACAATGTCAATAGGGTGGCAGGGAAAAGAAAACTCTAATGCGTTTTTATCAAACTGTCGCGCAATTAATAACGACAGTGTAGCAACAACTACAGATGATACACTTGTTTTTTCATGTGAACAGAATTCTTGTAAATTTTACTTTATCAATTTAACTGTAATTTTGAAAAAATTTACATTAACTAACATTGATCTAGGTAAAATTTCTGGAATAAATTTAGTAGACGCATATAATTCTGGAAAAAATAAGCCTATGCTGTTAACATTCAATCAGCTTGTTATTCCAGTTGAGTCATCAGAAAATATTAGTTCCAGTTTATGCGATTCTATTAAAACTGATTCATGCTTAGTTGGGTTTTTTGAGCGATATTCTATCGCGGATAATTTTGGAAATTGTGTCGGAAAATTAGTAACCACAAAAACAAGTAGTTTTTTAATTCAAACTGTATATTTAGACGGGTATACACCTATGTCACGTACTTTCATTGATAATGCATGGAGTAATTGGACAACAAATATTCCAATGGCAGAAGAAAGTGGAAGTAACATAACTAAAGCTTATGTAGACGGCTTAATTGCTTCAAAAATTGTTACAGGCTATTTTGTAGCTAACGCCGCCGGAAATGCGGGAGCAGGTTTTGGTTGCTTAATTAGTTTAAAGTCGGCTAACTATTGCTGTCAGATTTCAGCTATAGCTAATAACACAGTAAAAACAAGAATGTATTATACAAATTCATGGAGTGCTTGGACATAATGTTTCACGTGAAACATAATAAAGGGAGCTTTTTATTAGCTCCCTTATTTTTTATCCTGCTAACGCCAAACACAAAAGCAGTGAATAAAAACACATTATAAAAAACAATGTTAATTCGTTGAATAATCTAGCAGATATAGCAGATGTTATCACTAACGCAAAAAATAAATTAAGTGTATCATTCAACTATATCACCTCTGCTAACATCGGAAATATATACGCATAAACAATCTTCCCTTACAGACAAGCACTCAACACACTTGCTTGCTAGTGAGCCTGTTCTTTTAACTAATTGATTAAATTCAGATGATGGTATCTTGTTAGTGTGAAACGCTATAACTGTTTCTTCGCTATATTTTACCCTAGTGTATAGTATAACATAAATATTTATCCCTATGATTCTACTTACATCTTTTACAAGCATTTTTTCACTTCCTTTTATACATTTCTTTTAAAATAAAATATTTTCCTAGCCATTCCCCGACAACGGATAGTCTATAACTTCCATATCCCTCATATGAGTGTTCACAATTAATAGGGTGATATATTATAGTATAGTAAGGCCTATTGTCTATAATATTTACTTTAATTGATAAAAAGTCTACCAGAATCTTGTTACTCTTATTGTTATTTTCAATATCCATGATTATTTCTCCTATTCATTTAAAATTGTAACTTTTGTTCCAACACGATTAGCAAACACAATTTCATAAGTCACACCGATGCCTATAGACCCGTCATATTTAGGAATAACAACAACTTCATCGGCTTTTTCTATTTTGTTGAAGCACTCTTCTACTAATTTTCTGCATGACAACTGTGGCTGTTTTTTAACATACTCTACATTGTTGCCTAGACTCTTGTAATATTTAGCTACATCTTTAATTTTTTCATCACGACCCAAAGAACCTATTACATATATATTAGCCATGTTTATTTCTCCTTTTCTTCATTCTCCTACAAGCTTCACTAACGTATGCCTTATGATTTGAGTCATTATACTCAGTAACAGACGCTTTCATTATTTCATACCTGTATTGAAAGTATTCTTCACAAGCTGAATGGCAATTTAAACATCTTTCGTTACAATCTTTACAAGGTGCTTTCATATTATCACTTCCTTAAATATGACATTATGAATACAATAGTCCACCATATCACTATTGCACCATATATAGCAATAATAACAATCATATCTGGTCTTAAAGTAAGTAAATATAACATAAGGGCAAGAAACAGTAATACGATAACTAAAACACTAATAAATACAAACTTTTTAATCATTTTTTCACCTACCACTTATAAGAATAATTAATTCCTTGTGAACTTTTTCTATTTTTAAAATAAGGAACTTTTTTAGCTTTTCGTATATTTCTGCATGCTGTGTGCCAATCTAGTGTGAACTTTTTTGTCTCTGTATCACTCATTCCAAAAACTATTCTTTGCATTATCTCACCCCACTTGATCCAAAACCATTTCTGTCACTATCTGTTAAATCTTCCACTTCAACCATTTCAATTTCTGACTGGTTTCTTACAATCCTAAACTGTGCAATCCTATCACCTCTTGTTATCAGTGTATCTTCAACAGCATATGCAGGGAAGCACCATTCATCATTCCTGCCAGAGTATGAGTTATCAATAATTCCCATACTATTTGCCATCAAAATGTGATACTTTCTGAAAGTTGATGACCTCGGTAATACATGTGCTTCATATCCTTTTGGAAGTTTCATAGCCACACCCAACGGTATGTTAATATATTCACCTTTTCTAATATGCATTGTTTTACCTGCTTTTAAATCAATCCAGTCACCTAACGCATATTTTTCTGGAAGAACCGAATTAAAATATCCATGATTCTTTGCTAATACTTTAATTTTTTTCATACAATTCACCCCTTAATACATTAATATATTTTTCGGTAAAGGCTTTATAAAACAAATCAGCGTCATAATATACCCATGAATTCATCAATATTTTTAAAGCATTTTCCAACTTGTTCATCCTTATTACGCGCTTAATTGCAAGCAACGCCTGCTTTGCGTCATAAACTCGGATGTATTCGTTGTAATCTTCATCTAGCATATTGTAAATATCTTTTCTTATTTGACTGTCTGATTTACCGCATTTGATACGTTGATTCAACAAGTAAAACACCTCCATCTATTCGCTTTGGAATTAATTTACATGGAACATTTAAGCCAATTTTAAAATCGTCAAATGTTCTAACAATAGCTTCATGCGTAACTTGATTGAAAAGAAATCTGTTAATTGGTGTATTTTCTTTATATTCATCATACACAGCTTTTCCAGTCATAGACAATTCAAACAAGTCTTTGCATCTCTGTGGCATTCCTGCACACTTAATGTTGTTGTACGGTTCTTCTATCTTCTGCAAATCTTCATGTGTTACGTGTTCGATGTATGTTTTCTGCCTTGCAAAAATAGCTCTATCCCAACAGGATTCTAATTTCCAAGCACAAAAATCAGTTTCATGTACTTTAATGCCTGTAATCTGTTCTGGTGGTAAGTCACAGTGGATGCTATCTGTATCAGCGTAAATAAAGCCGTGTTCTTCAACACCATGATAGTTAGCTTGTGCCGCTCTTATAGTGAAGTTTCTAGCATAACTTGTTATAGCTGAACCAACAGGAATATAGCCCGCTTCTTTATCTTTAGCGGTAATATTTATAAACCCTATTGAGTTATCATCTTTAACATATGCTAATTTGAATGAAGAATCTGTTGATGAAGCCATTTTACCATACAAGTTGTTTAAAAATAGCTTTGCAAGTGTGCGTCTAGCACCTTTACTAGTCATTTTTATTTTTGCATATTTATCAATGTATTCATCAAAGATTCCTATTTCTGAATAAAAAAAACACCCGTCAAGAATCTCAAAGTCAACAAGCTCGTAATGTTCAAGAATAAGAAAGTAATCTGTCATTGTCAATGTAAGTTCTACTCTTGTATCGCAAGTATTTCCGTCAATGTCTATGTACTTATCATAATACTTGCCTGTAGCTTTGTCAAACACATCAGATGTTTGTAACGATTCTGTGCCTTTATATAGCATGTTCCCCTTTATCTGTATAAAAGGCAACTTTCCGCTTCTCAAGTAAAATTTTGTTTTTATCCTAATAAAGAAATACATATTGTTTTGCAGGGCTCTGTCTGGAATAAAGTTACCAGACCAGAACATCGGTTTTCCAACAGGATATCTATTTCCGCTCATTGAATGCATCATAGACGGATACAAAGAATTTACATCGGCAGTAGTTCCGTTAGTATATATCTTGTTTTCTTTTCCTTTTACAAGATAACACCAACCGCCTCTATATGACTTTCTAATATAAGCATCAACAGTTGGCTTACCGTATATCTCAGAATCTAGTTCTATTTGTGAAACGTCTGGAAATCTTCTTTTCCAATCATCTTCTCCAACTATTTGCTTATATTCAGCTAGACAACAACTTCCTATTGTGAGTCTATTATGCCCTGCTTGAAAAACAATCTCTAGTGCTTCTTTAACAACCAGAACATCATTGGCTATGTACTTTTTTTCCTTTGGTTTAATTTCACAACCTGCATATCGAAAGCCCGTATATTCCATGTCGAGCTTCTGATGTTTAGTCTTAAAGGCTTTTTCTATTTCTTTCACAGAGAACGGCAGTAGCTTCAATGAATCCCGAAATTCTATTACCTTATTATTAATCTTGACTTTGATACTATACCATTGCCCAATTTCAGAAATAGTATACTTGAACGTGCTGTTATACATTTCTTTATCGTGTTTCCATTCACAAGAATTAACACCATCGCCAGTATATGCTTGCTTTAGGTGCAACTTATTCAGAAAAAACGATATCCAAAAATTGCCGTCAAATTTTAAGTTATGAAAGTAAACTATCAGATTAGATTTTAAACCACTTAAATATTCCCATGTTTCATCTATTGAATGAAATATAGAAACATCTTCCGTGAACATTTCTACAATGGCAGATGCCCAAACTTCTGTATTTTTCTGGCCCTCATAGACTGTCGTTTCAAAGTCCCCGACCAGATACTTTACTTTTTTAGGCCTTGCCATACTATCACCATCCATTTTCTGATTCATTCATCATTTCAGCCTGCACTTTTTCTTCAAACGTCAATGGAGAACCATTAATTATTTGCAGTAATTCGTCAGTTGCTTGGTTTACAACTGCAACCGATGAGCCCCACAAAACAGCAGAAACAACAACGTCTATATCATTCATAGTTCTTGACGCTTCAACTAATCTTCTTCCAGTCTCTGACGTTCCGATATCACGTATCAAATTTAACAGGAAAGACTGCATACTTCTTGAATATGATATGACATCTTTCTTTCTGCTTCTGTTCATTTCAACTGGCCTACTTAATGAAGATGTGAAGTCTGTAGACACTTTTTGATATTCTGCTTCTCTTCTTTTACGCTCCTGCTCAATTTCTTCATCAGAAGCACCTTTATAACCATAGAATAAATCTTCCTCTTCTGGCATAAATGAGCCATATCTTGAAAGAAATTCGTCATTAAAATTGCTAAAAGCTATATCCTCTTCATGAGGCTTGTAAACTTCTGCTTTAAGTGCTTCAACGTCTATCTTTTTTAGCTTATTAACATAAGCTCTAAGTGCTTTACCTGTAAAACCTTTTGCTTTAATCTGGCGTAAGGTAGGTATGTTTGTTGGAACATACTGTACACCCTGCTTTTTAATCTTACGCTCTAATCTCTTAATACGATTTCGCTCTCGCTCGTATGCTGTTAATTTTTTACTCATGTTACGCCTCTACAACTTACTAGATCACCAAAGTTAAAAAACCGCCATCATCCTCTAAAATGCAAAGAATATTACGATCGTAATATGGAATCCACTTGGACGATATTATACGCTCGTTGGACAAAATATAGTTTTCTTCGGTGTCTGATAAATTCAAATAAATCTTATCATCATAACCTGCTAGAAATAACTGTATTATATCACATACTTTTACTTCACATTTTCTATCAAACAAATCGTCAAAGCACATTTTTTCGTCCCTCCTGTATAAAAAGAAAGTATGACGCTCACTGTATATCGCGAGCGCCTATCTACTTATTTAATTTCCTACTTGAAATTATAAGTTGTCAATGTAAAGTATGCAGTCATCGTACTTTTGCCCTGTCAGACGGCTGATAACCTCCGTAATTATTGCTTACAAAACCACTGCTTTTGCTATCACTTGTTGCTTTGCTCTCAGCAAATTCCTGTTCTTCAACAATAATATCTGTTGTATAGACTCTCGCACCGTCTTTGTTGGTGTAACTGCCTGTCTGGATTCTGCCTGTTATCACAATGCGAATGCCCTTATGAAAATACTTCTCTGCGATCTCAGCCTGACGGCCAAAGGCAACACAGTTGATAAAATCGGAATCCGGTTCACCGTCACGTTTGAATTTGCGATTCACTGCCAGTGAGTATCGAGCAACTGGTGTTGAGTTCTCAACTTGCTTATATCTAATCTCTGGATCTCTGGTTAATCTTCCCATCAAAATAACTTTATTCATTTAAACTTACCTCTTTTCTAGCAGGAAGAATCTCAGCCATCTCTAAGAACTTCTCTTCTGACATACCGTAAAGTTCCTCATTAACTACCACGCCTTCTACTTTCAATGGACGCACTTCTTTATGCTCCCTTGTAATTACTTTCAGTGCTTCGTCAGCCGCAAGCCTGCCAGACAGTTTGTATTTAACAATCTTAATTTCATCTTCTTCAATGTCGTATACTCTTGCATTTACCTCTGTATACGTGATTGTTCTAGTCACCATTCTCTTTCTTGCCATTTTCTATACCTCTTTCTATGTTTGTTTTTGTTCGTTTAACGCCCGTCGGCGAATTGACAGGACGGGAGTCGAACCCGTCGGAAGTGTTCCGCAACCTGCCTGTCAACCTTTCTATGTGTAAGAAAGGAGGAAAATAGTAAAGAGCTTGTCGGCTTCTCTTTACATTATTTATTATACCACTGATGTGATAAAATGTCAACAGTTTTTTCAGAAAACTTTTATTCATTTTGCACGATGGTTATATATAACTAACTTCGCGCATATTACGATAGGGAACTAATGTTCTAATCTATTCTATATTCAAATAGAACATTTCTTCCCGTCGATGCCTCAAGAAACCTCCAGTCTTTTGCTAATGCTATTATATAAGGCAGTTCACCAATTTTTTTCATAGGGTCGGCCAGATACAAACTAAATTCGTCACACCCTACTATTTCTAACGGGTGCTGAAATACCATCTCTAAATCACCCAACATAGCTTTTGATACATACATCATTCTTCATCCTCTCCAAATAGCAACTGAGCTATTAGCTCAGCTACTAATAATATTATTATTGCAAGGCCTGCTATTGACAGGCCTGCAAAAATCATTCAAGGACGGGAAAGTCCAATCGTTTCCCGTTACGCAATTCTATAGTTAGTGGTCTTTGAAACGTCAACAGGTCTGGAACATCTGAATAGTAATATCCAGTATGTGTATTAATATACACATTATCACGACTTGCGCCCGCTACAGTCCATCCTGTCGGCGTAATGGAATAATCTTTTCCTTTAATTTTTTCTATCCCAGTCATTTTATCTACCTCCATGTATGTTCGGAACCATGTCTAAACATGGATCTAAATTTTGAAATGTGTTTTGCTGACGTTGTGGTATAGCCGTAAACTAGTCGAAGAACGTCATACATATTTCCATTGTTGTCTATGAAAGCTACAACTGTATTATAGCTTCTCAAAAAGATGTACCCGCCTGTTTTATACCAATAAGCTTGACAACTGTTTAAACGTTTTGATTCATCCACATCGATTGATTGGCTGAACCATACTTGTTTTGCTACTTTCCACGCTTTCTCTACCAACATATTTTCCTGTTTCTGAATCTCTTTTCTTGTCATAATTTATTCCTCCTTTTTTCTTACAACGATCCTTATAGATTTAGTGTCACCCTCAGGAATCGAACCTGTGACTATAGTACATAACAACGGCCTAAGTACTCGCCGTTACACCTAACGACTATGTACTCCCCCTTATTACTTTCATAAACTTTGAAGAGTTTATATTCTCCTTTTACAAGGCATTCAACAATATCAGCACATGGTGTTGTAATTCGTCTGATCATAATTACAATATAACCCTTTGTAGATGTAAGAAATAATTCGTCACTATCGAAATCTTTTTTCATTTTAATAAGCACCTCCTAACTTACTCTGGACACTGGCACTATCAATGCATTCGCGCATTGCCTTATAGCAATCAATATTGACCGTATCTGTTAAAAACAAACCAGATGCAAAACCACACGCAACACCCACGTTAAAATTTAATTCCTCACTGGTTAGCGAATTTTTAATGTCCTCACACATTGCATAAAATCTTCTAACCGATACATCATTTAACTTCTTCATTTTTTCCTCCTTTATCTCTCTTTCTGATTATATTATATCACATGGTGCAAAAAATACAAGACGTAATTTTGTACAAAAAATAGTACGTGGTTTGCACCTATGCTTGTACAATATAACAACATATCATTCTTGTCATTTTGCACATAAATATGCATAACTAGCACTAGCCTTTTGGGGAAAATGACGGTCGAAGTTGAAATGAAATACCACTC